CTCCTCTTATAAAATATTATCTAACCAAGCTAAATCCTCAACTATACTTTTATCCTCTAACACCTTTCTACCTTCTTTGTTCTCATATTCTTCTAAATATTTTTTGTAAGGTTCATGAATATTTGCAGAATAACCACTTAGGTTAGCATGATAATAACTATTTTCTCTAGTTATATCCTTCCAAAATATATTTTTATTTTTAGTTAACATATATTGATTCTCTTTTTCTTCAATCTCTGCAATTTTTTGTGTAATATATTGAATATGATCTTTGATAATATTTTCATTAAATTCTACCTCTATAAAGCAATCTTTTATTTCAAATTTTTCTTGAACTTCTTTTGGCAAATATTTAATTCCATTTGTATCTATCATTTGGGCTAAAAAGATTTCAATATCGTCTTCTGTATATTTAAAATGTTTTAACCAAGTTTTAGCATTTGATTGCAATTTTTCACCAATAGCATTCCTTTCTATTTGTCTTACTTTTATATCACCTTTTTTTTGAGTGTATGTAACATTAACATACTTCATAAAATTAAATCTTATTATTATATCATCATAAGACATTTTGGTTTTTTGATGTATCCCCTCGCCATAAAGTAAAAGTTGTCCAGACTCTTTTAGTAATTTATCGCCTTTATATATCGAACTTGTTTTCCAGTCAGTAATTATAATTTTTTTCTTATCATCCCTTATTTCTATATTAATAAAATCAATATATCCTTGAAAGTAATTCTCCTCTACTTTAATTATAATGAACTGTTCAATTATTGGTTTATTAGTTACTCTAATATGATTTAAGAAAAAATGCTTCATACAATCTTCATATTTTTTTGCAATCTTTTCATTTTTATCTTTATCTGACCTTTCATACATCAATCCTAGAGTATTAAATTCAAATACTTTATCTTCGTATTCGGCTAACATACCTTGGTGATCTAATTCATTCTGATAAAACTTTTCCACTAATTCGTGTGAGCAACCACCCGAAACTGCATATATAGAATCTTTTCTATCTTCTGGTGCTCTTAATACATATTTAAGTAGATATTCATATTGGTCTGTCATATATGTATTTAGTTTACTCCAACTCCATAATTTATTAATATTTAAATCTTGTTTAATTTTTTCTAACTCTTCTTTTGTTTTTCTCATTTTCTATCTCCTTCATATATTCTTTGTGTTCTTTTTCGTCATATTTTATTTTATGATTTAATAAATAGTTATATATTTTATTATTTACATCTATTGGAGATTCTTTTTCTTTAAGCAAATCGTATTTATCGTAAATATAATAAATATTTCTTATTTGATAAAAATTTTCACATTCAGAACGAATATGGTTTAAAGGTATGTCTTTGTCATAAGCAAGTATAATATCTACATTTAACCCTATAAGTATTTTAACTTGTTCTTCACTTAAATTATGAGAACCAACTGCCACGACAGTGCCATCTAGTCTACTATGACGTTTTAAAACTGATTTTTCGCTTTCTGCAACAACACAATATCCTGCTTCTTGTATTGTTTTATAATTTTCTTGTAAACCATACAAATTAATTCCTTTTTGGTAAGGTTTAAGAGGATAGTATTTAGCGATATCAAACATATCATAATTCTTTATAGTAGTGCGACCTATAATACCCATATAATCATCTTCTTCGCCAGCCCAATATCTAACAGGGATAATAATTCTTTTATGTTTATAACTATAACCAATATTAAATTTTTTACGGGTAAACTCTACTATGCCATCTTCTTTAAGCCAATCAATATATAAAACTTGTTCATACTCTTCAATAATTGTGCTATTATATATTTCAATATCATTTATATTTACCTTATTTCTTTTTCGTTTTACCTTTTTAAATATTTCTAATGGGTCTTTTTTATTTACTTCTTCATTTTGTTTTTTAGTATTATATTGATACTTTAAACCAAATAGTTTATGTAAATATTTAATACCATCAACAAATGATAAATCCATATTAAAGCATACAAGAGTTATTAAATCACAAATTTCACTATTCATATCTCTTGTGTGATTAATACATTTTAAATTCTCGTCATTATACACATTTATAGCTGTTCGATTATCACCATCTTTGTTTGAGCAAGTGTAATACCCCTTTTTATGGTATTGAATATGATGACAATTAATTTGTTCAAGAATATATTCAATTTTGCCATTTTCATATATGTAATTTTTTAATTCTATAATTGTCATATATCAAATACCACCACCTCCTTTACCAATCAACAGGAACATGAGTAATTCCAATTTCTTTAATTGTATTTCGTGACATATCATGTTCTATTACTACTTGATATTGGTTAGCACTACCTTCGCGATTCTTAATTATAAAAACAATTTGATAAGTTTTATCTTTATTTAATATGACGGGTATTTTTGTTTTTTGATTCTTCCCTTCAAGTCTATAAACTTTTAATTCATTTTTGCCACTCGGATATTCATCTTCAAATAAATTTCTTATCATAATACAAGTAGAAGCAGGATCTACGATATTTTTAGAAATTCCAATATTGTCTTGGGCATAAAATCTTTGTCTTGCTGTTTTCCCTTTTTCTAATTGAAATGTACAGGTTAAATGTAAGTTCTTTTGTTCTGGTTTAATTATGTCGTATAAGTCAACCATTTTCTGCATCATATGTGACCACGCATTATCATAATCTTTTCCTGCGTCATTCTTAAATGTATCAATTAAAAAATGTAATACGCCCATAGATGTATATTTCTTCATTACTTGTATGGCTTTCATAGTTGACCATTTAGGAAAAGGGATTATAGTTATTTTTCTATCTTCTTTTTGTTTTTTTATCCATTCGGCACTTTTATATAATATCTCTTTTACTTCTGGTGAATATTTACCATCTCTTACTATGTATTTTTGTAAATCTTTTTTAAGTATATTATTAGCCACAAAGACTAGAAATTCTCGTTGCCATTTTTTTAAACCATCTTCGTTTAGCATAATCACAATTTTTTCATCATTGTCAATAATACTTTGAATAATTGAATTTCTTGCAAAAGTAGTTTTTCCCACGTTAGATAACCCACCAATTAGTGTAATATTGCCACATAACATACCACCAGTTTCTTTGGTTATCATGGGCAAATTGTGGTAAGGTAAACCTACAGCTATACCTTGATCTAATTCTTCAATTAATTCATCAATATTATCAGCAATATTATAACTTTTAATTTCTCCTTCTACATTGATAAAGATGTGATTTAACTGAGCTTCCCATTCATCATAGATTTCTTCTGCCGTCATATCGACAAATTCTTTTAACTTATCATAAACCGGAAATCTTTTTGCCAATAATCTTAATACTGCATTCCATTTATGTAATTCATTCACATAACCATTGATATTGTCTATATTGACATATTCTTTAGATTTATCAATGGTGTCATATCCCCCATATTCCTCATACTTTTGTTTTAATTTAAGATGTTTTTCTAGATACAAACCAACCGTAATATCATCTAGTGTCTTTTTACTTTCTTTAACTATAATGTCATAACCTATTTGCCAATAAACTTTCCAAACATTATCCGAAAAACCTTTTAAATCAATATTATCATATGTATAATAAAAGTCTGGATTCTTCCATAGTATAGATACTATATTTGCTTCACATGATAGTTTGTATTCCTTTACTTTATTAGCAGCTTTTATTATTTCTACTTCAAAAGCAGTCAATTCCTTTTTTTTCTTTTCTGTCATTAAACCACCACCATTACCATAAATTTTTTAATTCATTACTTATTTTTTTTGTTTTATTGCTTTTATACTCCGCACCTTCATGAATTATATTTTCGACCGACATATCTTCAATTTTTTGTTTAGATTTATTTGCTTGTTTTAATCTGTTCACCATATCATTAATTTCTCTCTCTATAATCATCATTATTGTATTGAATTTATGTTGTTCGTTTTTAAAATCCTGCGATTTAATGATCTGCTTTATCTTCATTTTATTAGCTTTAAAAGTATATAAAATATGACTAAATTCATAATTCGCCATAGGAACTGCTTTTGTGTTTGCGATAAATTTACCTTCTTTTAAACCTCTTAATCTTAAAATCATATACTTATGTAATTTTTCAGAATCGTATTCAAAAATATCTTTCTTTACATATTGATATAATTCATCCCATTCTTTTGTTTCTTGTTCTGACATTTTTGCCATTAATATCACCTACATTATAATAATTTAAGAGGGGTAATAATACCCCTCTATTTAATTTTAAGAAGCAACTACCTCTAAAAATTCTACTAATTCACGTAGTTTGTCTATATTAGAAGAATCTAATTCTTTAGCAGATAATTCAAGTTCTTTCATTTTAGTAGTAATCTTTTTAACTTTATCAGTATCACTTCTTACTGCGGTCATTAAAGATTTGAATTTTTCTACTAAACTTTTCTTTAGTTCATCTTCGTTCTTTTGGTCTATCTCTGCCTTTTTCTTCATTGCATTTTCTTCAATAACTTTTTCCTTTTCTTCCTCTTGGATTTTTCTTACTTCTTCTATCGGTTTTGCACCGGATTGTTTATTGTGTTCTGCTTTAATAGCATCTTGTAATGCATTGATTAAAAATTCTGCATCAAGTGGAATTTCTTCTACTATATCAGCAAATCTACTACCACTATCTAACGCCATATTGTCATCTCTGAATTTAATTTTTCTACTCTCCTCAGTTACTTTATTTCTGGTTTCTTCTTTTTTAGTAACAATGTTTTTCTTTCCTGTTTTTTCTGTGATAATTGTTCTATCATAATATGCAAGCCCAATGAAATGCATTTTTTTCTTCAAAAGATTGAAATATATTTTTTCAACATCTGAAGTTAGTGTTTGATATGTAGTACCAGTTGCGATATCAGTAAGTTCTCTGTTTTTAACATGACCAATAATAACCATCTTAACTCCAACTTTACCTAACCTCACCAAAATATCAAACATTAATTCAAATGCCTTTGCTTGACCTTTTTGAAAACCATTCCACGCACTATCTATTGAATCAGCTCTTTTATCTGGATGTTCTTTATTCCATAAACGAATTGCTTCTTTTTCTGCCAATTTAATCCAACCATCATATGTATCAGCAACAATTGCTTTTAAACTTTCATAATCTGTATTTTTATTATATTCAATATCTTCAATAATATCTTCTAAATCAGACCAATCATCAACATCTTCATAAACGATGCCACTGATTGCATCTGCCCCTGCTTCTCCTGCCATTTCTAAAAACATATATCCATCTTCACCAACGAGTTTATCGAGCATTTCTTTAATCACTGTTGTTTTTCCTATTTTTGGTTCACCTAATAAACAGATATTATATGCTAATGGATCAATTTTTACTTCGTTCTTTTTCCCAAATTTTCTTGCCAAAATATATTACCACCTTTATTTTTTATTTTTTATATTGTAGAAGGAGAAAAATTAATCCCTCCTTCTACATTCTAATTTGATTAATCGTTCAACAAAGCGTCTAAATCATCTAAACTGTATTCACTTTGTTCTTCCGTTGTATTATCACTATTGCCATTTTCTTCATTGTCTTCTTCTTTAGGAAGAAGTTGACTTAGAAAAACTAACTCGTCAAATTTATATTTTTCATCCTGTCTAGATACTACAGGTTTTTTATCATCACCATCTCCAACAAATTTAATCAATGGTTTCTTAATAATCATTTTCTTTTCTCTATTACTACCAACAGCACACTTGGCTAATGCTTCTTCCTCTGTATATGCTCCTAGTTCAATTAATTCCCTAATATCTTCAGGTACATCATCAATAGTAATATTAACTTTTGCTTGGCCTTCAACAATAATCCCTTCGACAGTAATTTCATTTACATTGTCTTTTTTTGCTTTGAACATTTTTGCAAGTAACTTAATACCTTTTTCTAAATCGCTTTCTACGACCTCGAATTGAAACACTTTAGAGAACGCTACGTTTTGTTTAATTTCAATTTTATCCTCGCCATATTTCCCAACATAGTCAATAACATAAGCAGTAATTGGGAATGAACCAGATTCTTTATCATATTTTCCAATACTATCTTTGTCCACAAGAAT